AGCGTTGGACCTGAGCACTCAGATGCTGTGCCAGATGGCAGAGCTTGAGGACGGCTCGAAGGCATTTGCACCGGCTGACGCGCCAAAGCTGCAGCGGCAGTTACCTGAAAGCGTGCTGAATGATCTTGAGCTGTTTTTGTTTGGCATTGGCGAAGAGGCCAGCCTTGAAGACGCAAAAAACGACTGAAGCAGGATGGGTGGCTCTTCTTTGAGTTTCACCTGGCCTGCGAGTTAGGCATGACCGTTAGCAGACTGCGAACAGAGCTGACCGATGCTGAGATGGTGCATTTTGCCGCGTATTACGAGTTGAAGGCAGAGAAAGAGCAGGAGGCAATGGACCGCGCAAAAAGAGGGGGCCGATAGAATAGGGCTATGGCTGAGTCGATCGTCAAGTTAATTGTTGATGCCACGCAGGGCATCCGATCGCTTGGGCGGTTCAAGAAAGCAACGGATGAAGCAGCTAAAAAGACAGACCTGCTGAAAAAAGCAGTCAGATTGCAAAAAGCCGCGACAGAAGCGGCGACCACAAAGCTGGCTCAGTTTGGTGATATTGCCAAATCTGCTTTTGATAAGGCGTCGAAAGCAGCGCAGAAATACCAGTCGGCGCTAGGTGGGATCAAAGGCGCAATCGTTTCGCTCGGCGTTGCAGCGCTCACAAAGCGTATGATTGGCCAAGCAGCAAGCTTCGCCCAGACACAAGTAAGGCTGAAGGCTCTATCGACTGAATATGGCGAATTTGGCAAGATCCAACAGCTAGTAAAAGATAACGCCAAGACGTTTAATCTCTCGCAGGCCGAAGCGGCAAGCCAGTTTTCAGATATTTACGCAAGGCTGAGACCGCTAAACAAGACCCTTGAAGAGGTCCAAACGGTATACAAAGGCTTTAACGCTACGGCAATTGCAAGCGGCACTAGCGCGGCTGCAGCGAGCGGGGCGTTTCTTCAGTTAAGTCAAGCGCTTGGCAGCGGCAGACTGGCAGGCGATGAATTTAGATCTGTCAGCGAGCAAATCCCAGGCATTCTGGGTTTAGTTGCTGATGAGATGGGCGTTGCTGTCAGCGAGCTGAAAAAGCTTGGCAGTGAAGGCAAAATCACTTCTGACATTCTGATCAACGCCTTGGCGAAAGGATTTGAGAAGAACAAGGATAAGATTCAGCAGATTTTGGCCGAATCACCAGCGGCAAAATTCAAAGAGTTCAGTAATGCAACCAGCGAACTAAGCAATGCAATCGGAACTGAGTTGCTCCCAGCCGTAACCCCAGCCGTTCAGGAGCTGACCAAGCTGCTTAAGGCTGCTGGCGGATTGCCAAAACCGTTGTTAGCCGTTGCCGCTGCGATTGCAGGCATAGGCAGCGCAGCATTAATCGCAGCTCCTGGGGTTGTTGCTTTAGGCAAAGCGATTGCTTTCATAAGTGGCGCCGGGCTTTTGGCTGCAGCTCCGTGGCTGGCGCTTGCCGCGGGTATCGGGGCTGTCGTTGTTGCATTGGGCCGTTATCAATCCAAATCATCACAAATTGCCGGTGCTGCGCGTACTGGTGGCGTCAAGGAAGTCGTTGCAGCGCGACAAGAGCTAAGCAAATTGGCTGGTGATACAAGCCTTTTGAGGCTTGAAAGAGATGAAGCAACAGGCAGAAAACGCGCAAACTTAACAAAACAAATTGTAAGGAACCAAAAGCGCATCAATGAATTGAAGGCAGCAATTGCAGCGAATCCTGCTGATATTGCTCAAGCAGAAGCCGCGAGCGTAACAGCACAGAACCAGTCCCAGATTGGCGATGTTGTAGGTGGTGGCAGCAGCAGCACAGGCCGCGCAGGCCGCACAGGCCCAGACCCTGTGGAAGAGGCTAGAAAGCTGGCGCAGCTTTCAAGGGATAGAGTTCAAGCTTTTGAGAATCAAGCGTTACTCGCAAGTGCAGTAAATGAAACTGAAAGAAAGAATTTTCAGCTAAATATTGACATCGCAGAACTGCAAAAGAATGCGAAAGGTTTTGCTCAAGAGGACGTTGATGCACAAGTTGCGGCAAGAATTGCGTTGGAAAACAAGCGGAACGAGGCAGAAGCCTACAAGAAAACAATTGCAGAAACTGCAAAAGAAGAAGCCGATTCTTTGGCCAGATTCTTGAGTGATTTTGATGCAGCATTTCAAGAGCTTGACGCAAAAGCAAAAGCCCAAGCCGACAAGATGGATGCGCTTTACGCTTCGATCGGCCAGACGATCTCAACGAGCATTGTTGACAGCTTGACTGCTGCTGTCGATGGCACCAAGCGGCTGTCAGACGTTGCTTCAGACACGCTGAGAAGCTTGGCAAATATCTTGCTTAAGTTTGGTCTTAATAGCCTACTAGGCGGCTTGGCCGGTGACGATGGCGTTGGTGTCTTCAGCAAGCTGTTTGGCGGGGGCAGGGCCAAAGGCGGCACCGTAATGGGCGGCAGTTCTTACATGGTCGGAGAGCGGGGGCCTGAACTCTTCACTCCTGGCCGCAGTGGCAGCATCGCACCAAACAACAGCATGGGCGGCGGCGCAAATGTGGTGGTGAATGTTGACGCATCAGGAACCAAGGCTGAAGGCGACGGACGCCAAGCGAACCAGCTCGGCGCAGCGCTAGGCGCTGCAGTTCAGGCAGAATTAATCAAGCAAAAGCGACCCGGAGGGCTCCTAGCTGCATAAATGGCAAACTTCCCAGCGATCACGCCAACCTATGACCTATCAAAAAACTCTGCTCCCAAGGTGCGCGTTGCTCAATTTGGCAGCGGCTACAGCCAACGAACGGTCTACGGCATCAATCAAAACCCGAAGTCATACCTTTTCACGTGGAATGTTTCGGAAGCCGATGCTGACACGATCGAGGCATTTCTAGACGCAAGGGGAGGGCAAGAAAGCTTTACGTTCACACCTCCCGGTGAATCAGCTGCAGCTCAATTTATCTGTAAAGAATGGCGGAAGGATATTCCTTATTTAAATAGAGCAACGATTCAGGCATTATTCGAACAGGTATTTGAGGCATGACTACACCACAATCAATACAGGAGCAGCTGCAATCTCTTGAGCCGTCTGCCATCATTGAGTTATTTCAATTGCAGTTGACAGCTGCAGTCAATGGCATCGATACGACTTTTTTCTATCACGCCGGAACGAATGAGCTTTTGGCTGATGTGGTCTTCAACGGCCTGACGTACCAAGCTGTGCCGGTAGAGGTTGAAGGCTTTGATGTTACGGGCAAAGGCGCAATCCCTCGACCTACCTTTAGGGTCGCAAACGCCAACAGCTCTATTTCAGCATTATTGGCGCTTTACAACCCGTTGCAAGGAAAGGTTACAAGGATCAGAACATGCAAGAAATTCCTTGATGCTGTCAATTTCTCAGCAGGTAATGCAACGGCAGACCCTAGCGCAAAGTTTGAGGATGAAATCTGGTATATCGATCGAGTAGCAAGCGAAAACCCTGAGCTAGTTGAATTTGAGCTGACAAGCAAGCTAGACCTGACAAATCTTGGGCTACCTCGGCGGCAAGTTGTTGAACATTGTCAATGGAAATATCGAGGCGTTGAATGTGGCTATGCAAAAAAAAGATACTTTGACTTAAACAACAACCCTACGGATGAGGCAAATGATCAATGCGCGAAGAAATATGAAAGCTGTGCATTACGCTTCCCAAGCGGCTTGTTGCCGTTTGGCGGATTCCCTGCCGCCAGATTGCAAACATGATTTCGAGACTTACGCTGCGATTGTTGCCCCGTTAGAGGCTTGCGGTGTGGTTTGTAGCGGCAAGTTTTGGCCGTGTCGAAATATCGCTGATGACCCTGAGCAAGACTTTGTAATGGACCCCAAAGACTTTGCAGTAGCTGCCTTGCGGGGGGCCGTGACAGCGGTTTTGCACTCACACCCAATGGGAGGGCCTGCCAGCGCTGCAGATCTGTTGGCCTGCCGTGGGACTCGCCTACCGTGGCACATCTACTCAATACCAGATGAGCAATGGTCAACTATCAATCCCTGATCGGTAGACAGTGGGACTACGGCCAAAACGATTGCTTCTCGTTGGTTCGCGAGTGGTTCAGCATGAAGGGCGTGATCATCCCTGATTTTGAGCGACCTGACGACCTAGAACACTGTGAGAGTATTTTCTTGGCAGAAGCCGAAGCCTGTGGGTTCTTTCAGGTTGAATTTGAGCGGCGGAGGCCCGGTGATGTCTTGATCATGCGTCTCGGCACTATGGCACCAATGCACGCGGCGATATTGCTGGACGATGAAAGGATCCTGCATCAGCGGCAAGATTCACTTAGTGCTGTTGAACCATTGCGTCAGTATTATGTGAGCAGAGTCGCGGCGGTCGTTAGGCATGATTCAGACCGTCAGGTTGCTGGGTGATCTCGGCCAGCGTTATGGCGTTGAGCACAAATACACAAATCTGAGGACACCTGCAGAAGCGATAAAATTACTTTGTATTAATCATCCTGAGCTACAGCGCGAGCTGATTACGGCGCATGAGCACGGGATTGGATACCGAGTGATTCAAGCGGACACCGATCTGGATTATCCAGACTTGGGCCTGCCGATTGGACAGCATGACCTGATCGTCGCTCCTGTGATTGCAGGCAGTGGTGGCGGTGGGGTGGGAAGGATTTTGATCGGGGCCGCTCTTGTAGCAGGCGCATTCTTTACAGGTGGCGCGACCATTGGCCTTTTAGGCTTGGCGGCGCCAGTCGCTGTCTCAACGGCGATTGGCGCAATCGGCGCCAGTTTGATCCTCGGCGGTGTCTCTCAGCTGCTGTCACCTCAGCCAACAATTGGCAACCTGGGCTCTAATCGATTAGGCAGCGGTGACAGCCTGTCAACAGATGGCCCGCAATCCGTCACCCGGGGCACAGATGGCCGCCAGTCGTACGCTTACACCGGAGCAGCTAACACCGTTGGGGTTGGCGCGACGATCCCAGTGGCCTACGGTGAGGTGCTGATTGGGTCTCAGCTGCTCTCAGCAAATGTAGATGTTACAGATGAGTCTGATCCATTACGGAATGTGATCAAGACGCCAGGGCCTGAAACCATTCTGTTCGGTGGCGAAAAGATTGGATTTAGCAAAACTGAAGCGTCTGGCATTAGATGCAGAAGATGGGAATATGATCAAGTGAAATTTTCAGATGGCAATTCATCCCAAAGGTTTTTGACGCTGCAGCAAGGTAACGTGACAAAACTAGACGAAGTTGATGGGGAAGACGATGACAGGGCTGATAATTATCAAGTGTTTTTTGAACTTCAGGACGGATTGTTTGACCGTGTCAGTGGAGAAGGCTCAAGCTTCGTAGATGGCTTTATCACTTATGAAATTGAAGTTACGACTAAAGTTTCAGGCCCTGACCCTGTGACCGCAACTCTTAGGGGTACTGTTCAGGGTTTGCTTTTGCCTGGGCAAAGGTATAGATGGATGAATTACATTAAATACGCGCCAATCGAAGATAACAGGGGAGTCGACACTAGAGTGAAAATAATTGATTTCAGGGCGAATGAATCTTGTAATTTAAAGGTTGCAATGAACGAATACAATCGATTTAAAGACGACAGCCAAAATAAAGCGTAATGGCATTAAACTCCACTTCAGTTATTCGCGTTGTCGATCTTCTTTGTGAAGGGCCTATCGCTGGCCTGGTCGGATGCGATGAAGGGATCTTCTTAGAAGAGACTGCGATCAGGACAGGAACAGACCGGAATTTTGCATCTGAGGATGTCTCCTACGATTTCAAGCCAGGCGGCAAAACGCAAAGCCAGCTAGAGCAGGGAAAGGACGGCACTTCAACGGTTAATGATGTAAACGTTGAGATTGGTCAAAACTACAGTGAGACGCTAAGCGATGAAAACAAAGTCATAGCCAGGGATTATGGAGCCGGTCAGGTCACAAGGCAAATCACAGATACAGACGTTGAGTCGTTTGAGCTGTTGCTCAGCATCCCTCGGATGTTTTCAACAGCCCAGGAAGGGCTAGCGAAAGGTCAGCTTTTTAACGGCAGCATCCAAATTGCAATCGACGTTCAGGCTCAAGGCGAAGCGTTCAATACTGTTTATGACAGGACGATTACAGGCATTGCGGTGAGTGAATATCAACTTAAGTCCCCACGAATCAACCTGAGCGGTCAAGGCCCGTGGAATATCCGAGTGAGAAAAGTGAACCTCGGCGAAAATCACTTTGAGGTTAAATTTCAAAACTTTACTGATATTGATCAAGACATCCCAATTGCAAACGGCAGGGGCAATCGGATATTTTGGACCAGCTTGATCGAGCTTCAATCTCTTAGAACAGCATATCCATTTTGCGCGGTGGCTGGTCTTTCGATCTCTACGCAGCAGTTCAAAAGCTTGCCGACGAGGGCTTACAAGATCAGAGGCCGGATCGTTGAAGTTCCATCAAATTCATTTGTTCGTGCTGACGGAAGCCTGGGGTTTGATGGAGCATTTGATGGCAGCCTCAAGAGAGCTTGGACGACCTGCCCGGTGTGCTGCTGGTACGACATGGCCACGAACAGCAGATATGGGGCCGGCGATTTTGTAGATGCGTCAAACCTGAGCTGGGTCGATCTATATCCGCTGAGCCAATATTCAAATCAGTTGGTTACAAACCCAGACGGCACACAAGAGCCGCGTTTTGCCTGCAACACCGTGATAGCCAGTAGGGCTGAAGCGTTCAACGTTTTGCAGGATCTAGCCAGTGTGTTCAGAGGGATGTTGTATTGGCAGGCAAACACGATTCAAGCGACAGCTGACCACGGGAACCTAGACGGCAGCAGCCTTTCGGCTGTGCATCTTTATACAAATAGCAACGTTATCAACGGGGCGTTCTCTTATTCAGGAACATCACTAAAAACCAGGAGCACATCAATAAGGGTCAGATATAACGACCCCGCAAACTTCTTCAAGTCAAATGTTGTTGTAGTTGAAGATGCGGAGCTGATAAGCAAATACGGCTATCAGGTGAGGGAGTTGGTGGGTTTTGGCGTTACCTCAAAGTTTCAAGCGCAACGGCTGGGGCGGTGGGCGCTTTTGTCTGAGGAGATTGACGGCGAGGTCGTGACCTTTACCACAGGGCTGCAGGGCGCAGTCGTTTTCCCTGGGCAGATCTTCGCCGTAGCCGACGAAATGCGGCAGGGCGTGCGTCTTGCCGGACGAGTGAGCGCAGCAACAACGTCTGCAATCACGCTCGACCAAACTGCATCATTGACAGGTGGCGGCAATGATCAGCTGACATGCACACTTCCAGACGGATCGATTGAGACGCGGCCAATCCTCTCTGTAGCGGGTTCAGTGGTGAATGTGCAGGCTTTTAGTGCTGCGCCATTGTTGCAGTCAATATGGTCGATCAGCGCAAGCAACATTAAAGAGCAGAAATTCAGATGCCTTTCAGTGTCTGACAACGGTGATGGCCAATTTGGAATCACAGGCGTTGAAAGCAATGACAGCATTTATTCAGCCGCTGACAGTGGCGGGAAACTGGAATTTGAGCCAATAACACTATTAAATGAAACACCAGCAAAGCCTACAAACTTAAATATTTCAGCCCGTCAAATTCAGATCAATAGCGAAACAACTAATCAAGTCGTTGTTTCATGGTCTCGCGGTTCAACTGGCCAGACTGTTGATTTTGAGCTGGAATACAAGCTCGGCGATGGGAATTACACAGCTGTTTCAACGTCCAACGTATTTTTAGAAATCAATGGGTTGAGTGTCGGCACTCAGCTCACGGTGAGGGTGAGAGGCGTTGGCGTTGCTCCACTGCGGAAACGCTCGCCCTATGTGACTGGGCTGTTTACGGTGCCAGTCGTTGAAATCGAGCCCGGCCAGGCTGGTGTCACTGTTTTGCCGCCAGATCCTGAAGACGTTACGATTCAAGCGTCTGGCAGTGATCAAGTTGTACTGAGGTGGGCAATACCTCAAACCGCGCTGAATACAGATAAGTTTCTTGCGCTGATCAGGCAAGCATCCCAGACCGATGGAACGGCGACTTGGCCAAACAGCACGCTCCTAAGGAAGGTTGAAGCTAGGACGAATTACGCAAGTTTGCCGCTGATTGAAGGAGAGTATCTGGTCAAGTTTGAGAGCGAATTTGGCCAGCGCAGCGCAAACGCAAAATCAGCAGTCATCAGCCTACCGGCGCCTATCCCAAGGCTTGACATTCAGACGAGAAGAGAAGATCAGGACTCCCCCCCATTCAGAGGAATTAAAGACGGTGTTTTTTATGACAGCGATCTTGACGGCTTGGTTTTAGGTGGCGCTTCAACCCTCAGTACGGTTTCAACTGTCGATGATGTTGTTGATTTTGACGAGCTGTCATCCGTTGATGACCTTTCACTAATTGTTATTTTCGGTGATCGCTTGCCCACCGGTGAATATTACTTTGAGAACGTGCTTGATCTTGGCGGCGTTTTCAGCGTGCTTTTTGAAAGAAAGCTGACCACAAGAGGCATCTATCCTGATGCGTTGATCGATGACAGAACAGAGTTTATCGACAGGTGGTCAGATGTAGACGGCGACTTGGCGGACGACACTAGCGCTGATCTGTTCTTCAGGACAAGCAATCAAGTCACTGTTGATCAATTTTTCCTTTTAGAGGACGGTGATTTCTTGTTGCTCGAATTTTTGACAAACAAGATCGAGACAGAATCAGATATAGATTTTGGCGCATGGACTCCAATGGAATCAGGCCGCTACACCGGCAGACAGTTCCAATTCAGGGCGAATCTGCAAACATTTGCCAGCGATCAAACTCCAATTGTTGATGAGCTTGGCTTTACCGTGCAGCTTGAATCACGGACAGAAAGCAGCGCAACAATTGCAAGCGGGGCAGGGGCCAAGGTGGTGACGTTTGCGAAAGCGTTCTATCAGGTGCCTGGCATTGGCATCACGGCATCAAACCTGGCGGCGGGGGATTATTATGAAATTACATCCCCCAGCGCTAGCCAGTTCACGATTACGTTCAAGGACTCCAGCAATGCAGCGATTGACCGTAATTTTCAGTACCAAGCAACCGGGTTCGGAACCGCAGAGACTTAAATGGCAACTTCAGATTACGTTTTAGCCAACGCTTCAGGCGCGGCATTTAGAGCTGATTTGAATGCAACCCTGCAGGCAATCGTCAGCAACAACAGCAGCGCAACCGAGCCCAGTCCCACATTTGCTTTCATGTGGTGGGTTGACACGGCAAACAGCCTGCTGAAACAGCGCAACACAGCAAACTCAGCATGGATCACGCTGGGAACGCTTGACGGGGGGAGGCTGCTGAAAGACGGCAGCTCAGCAGCTCCGGCGCTGGCGTTTGCGGCAGATACCGACACGGGGCTAGCAAGGGGAGGAGCTAATCAGCTGAATTTCGTCGCTGCTGGTGAAGACGTAATCACGGCAAGCTCAAGCAATGTTGTCATCAATGAAGGGGGCAACAACCTTGATGTAAGGATTGAAAGCCAAAACAATTCAGTTCTTTTATGTACGGACGCAAGCACGGACAGGATCGGGGTGGGCCTCAGCAACCCCGGAACGTTGGTAGAGATTGTTGGCGATGAGCCTTATATCACTATAAGAAACATCACTCAAGAGGATAATGACGGCGGTCGAGAAAGCAAACTTATCTTTGAGGGAACACAGTCTGGCGGCGAAATTTCTACGATGGCCGAAATTGGGGCCTTTCATCAAGGGGTAAACGGCGGGTCTAGCGACGACCAAAAAGGCAGGCTTGTATTTTTTACAAACAACAATTCCGCAGTCAATGAAGTCTTAACGCTGGGTGGCGATGGTGATGTTTTGTTTTGCGGCACAAGCGAAATTACTCCGGGCTTCAGCAACACATCGACGGGCGCATCATTTGAAAAAACTACAGATGGCGCAAGTCTTTACGTGAGCAACGATACAACCACCCCAATTAAGGCAAACAAAAACACCACAGGCACCGTTTTTTCTGTCCGCTATCAAGGGGTATTTAAAGGAGATATTGCAGTAACGACGACTTCCGTCGCTTACAACACAAGCTCTGACTATCGGCTAAAAGAAAATATCGTTGGGATTGATGATGCCATCGATAGAGTTAAACAATTAAAGCCTAAACGATTTAATTTCATTCAAGAGCCGTCAATTGTTGTCGATGGCTTTATTGCCCATGAAGCTCAAGAGGTTGTTCCTGAGTCTGTAACCGGCACTAAGGACGAGATCAACGAAAAAGGTGAGCCTGTCTATCAAGGCATTGATCAGTCAAAGTTGGTTCCATTGCTCACCGCAGCATTGCAAGATGCAATCAGTCAGATCGAGACACTAAAGTCTCGCGTTGACGCTTTGGAGGCTTGATCAATGGCTGACCGTAAAATCACAGAATTAACGTCACTGACAACCCCTGCAACGGGAGATCTGATCCCGGTTGTTGATATATCAGAGGCGGCAAATGTCAACAAAAACAAAACGCTTACTTTCGGCCAAGCGTTTCGCAGTCTTCCTAACGGCAGTGCAAGTGCACCTGCCTTGGGTTGGCTAAGTGATAATGGTGTCACTGGGCTGTATAGAGTCGCTCAAAACGAAATTGGCCTGTCGATAAATTCGAGTTTTGTTGCTGCGATTACAAGCGCTGGATTTCAACTAGGTGCAGGAACACCAGCGGCTCAGCTTCATGTTTTTGGCAGCGACACAACTGATCAGGTGATCATTGAGAACAACGATACGGGCGGCGATACAGCCCCTGACGTTGTGCTTTATCGCAATTCAGCATCACCAGCGGCAGACGACAACATCGGCAACATTGAATTTAGAGGCAAGGATTCAGGTGGCAATACAGCTGAATATGCAAGCGTAAGAGCAGAGATCAAGGCAACAACCGATACAGCAGAAGACGGCGTTTTAGACCTGATGACATCATCAGCGGGTACTGTCGCGAGCCGCGTGCGGATCGATGGCTTCAATGTTGGCATCCATGAATTAGATCCTGAGTATCCGCTTCACCTAACGACGGGAATCACTTCAACGGCGTTGCAGGTTGAGTGCAATGCAGTTGATGCAGCATCCGGCGCTGATGTGACGCTTTACCACACCAGGAATGGAGCCGCAAGCGTTGCAAATGACAAAATCAGCACGTTGTTCTACAGGGCAAAAAACGATAACGCGAGCCCTGCTGACGTTGACTATGCAGCGATTGAGGGGAGCGTTTCAGACCCGACTGATGGTGCAGAGGTTGGTTCTCTGCAACTGAAAACGCAAACAGCGGGCACGCTCTCAACTCAGCTGCAAATCACCGGTGCATCCCTGGGCCTGTTTGGCACGGCACCTGCTGGCCAACCTGGGGCGATTCCAGACCTAACAGTTGCGGCGACTAGCGGCACGCTACCGACACCAGACGGATCAGTGACAATCGCAGACGCTGCAGCGCCAACAAATGCGGAGCTGTTGGAGTATTGCGGAGAGATCGAGGCAAAGCTTGAATCAGCGCTGGCAGCATTGCGAGTGTTGGGAATAATCGCCACATAACAGATGGACCGTCGCACCTACTCAAATTGGGTCACGATTAAAGCTGCGCTTGAAAAGGCCAAGAAGACCGATTCGTTTTTTTACCGCAGGGCGTGCGCCATTGTGGACGGCAGGCCGGACCCACTAAAATGGCCTTGAAGCGGTTGCAGGGCCTTGATTGAAATCGTTGCCGCAGCCGTCGGCGCAATAATCGGAATCGCAGGCGTTACCGTATCAGGGTTGAGCAGCCGCAACCGCAACAATCGAGATGAGGCGATCAGGCTAACGGTTGCAGTGGAATCGATTGGTGAGCGGTTGGATTCACTGCATCAAGATATGAAGGCTGATCGTGCTGGCATCTACAAGCTCTTGAACGAACAGGGAAACAGGATTACAGCCCTCGAATCGCGTGAGCATTAGGATTAGGGCACAGCTTAATCACGGAACATCATGGAAGAAATCCTGACGTCACCGATCACATGGATCGTTGTTGCGGCTGCATCTGAAGTCATCGCGTTATCACCAGCGCTGAAATCAAATTCTGTTTTGCAGCTTATTTTTCAGGTCTTGGATGCGCTAAAGGCAAAAAAGAGCTGATCCCCGCCGATGGGCGGTGGCTGCTTAGGTTCTCGACGCGATCACCGCTTGAAGGCGTAAGACGCGAGATTCAGCGCCGAAAATTCGAGGCAACTCTAAAGCCACGGATTGACGCTGAGGTTGAGCTGTGGCACAAATCTCAGCCGCCGGCAATACCGCCACCAATCCAAAACGACGATCTACACATCGAATCACCCTGGAATGACCAACAGCAAAGCGATCAGCCTTGAGCAGCTTTTCAGGTATTACAAAGGGCTACCGCATCAGGCTGCAGCAATTCAAGAGCTAGAGGCGGATCTGAGCAAAAATGGCTATGAAATCGCGATGCGTCGTGACCGTGGATGGTTTGCGACATGGAGCCAATCAGGTAAACAGCGCGGCTATCGGGCTGGGATTGAACTCATAAAACGATTTGAAGGGTTCCACCATGATGCGTACCTCTGCCCGGCTGGGGTGTGGTCGCTGGGTTGGGGCAATACGACAAAGGCTGATGGCTCACCTGTCGTTCCTGGTGATCGGATCAGTCAGGAGGATGGGGATGTGCTTTTGCAAAAAACGATTGATGATATTGCCGTGAAGTTGGCCGGCTCGGTTCCCTACTGGCCAGCAATGACGGAGCATCAGCAATCGGCACTGATCTCGTTTGCATACAACGTGGGAAGCTATTTCTACGGCCAGCAAGGATTTGAAACGATTAGCCGGTGCTTGCGCGAGCGGACTTATAAAAGCGTGCCGGAGGCGTTGCTGCTCTACTGCAATCCTGGCAGTAGCTTTGAAGCTGGCCTTAGGCGCAGAAGGCAAGCCGAGGGCCAGCTATGGGCCGGTGAGCAAGCTGCAGCGCCAGAACCTGCAAAGATCCGGCCTGAGTCACCGTTCAGCACCCGGCTGACCCCACACATCACGCTGGGTGAATTTGCGCTGGGTCAAGAGGCCAGGCGTTTTGAGCACCAATATCAGGTTGATATGGCCGCAGAGCTGGCGGCGTTCCTAGAGCGTGTCCGCGTCAAGTTTGGGAACAAGCCGATCATCATCACGTCTGGCTACAGGCCCCCGGCAATTAATCGCGAGGTTGGCGGTGCATTCCGCAGCGAGCATCTATACGATCAAAAAGGCGTTGGAGCCGTTGATTTCTGCGTGCAGGATGCTGACATCTGGGCGGTTCAAGCGTACTGCGAGGAGAATTGGCCTCATAGCGTTGGCCGTGCAGCATCAAGGGGTTTCATACATTTGGGGCGAAGAGAAGGCGGTCCAAGAGTACGCTGGGATTACTGAGTGTTTATCGATGGCTCCGAGCTGGTCCCCAAAAAATCAGCTCAGGCCCGGTTTAGGCGCAGCATCCTCGGAGCGTTTGATCACAGGTGTGCATATTGCGGCGGTGAGCTCACCACGGGGAACACGACGTTAGATCATGTGAAACCCAAGGCAGCAGGAGGCCAGACAATTCCCGGGAACCTTGTAGCCTGCTGTTCGCGATGCAACGGTAAGAAGGGGGCTCAGCCGTGGCGTGAGTGGTGCAGGCGTCAGCCGTTTTGGTCGGCGGATCGTGAGGCCAGGATCGAACGCTGGATCACGTGAACATCCCGTTGTAAGCATCCATTGCCTGCTGATAGTAGATTTCAGCTTGCCATCTTTGCCGGTGCTCACGGGTGATCCCCGCAAACGTTACGCGCCAAATCGTGCCAATGCGGGACCCAACCCG